ACTCTACCCATAGCCCATGCCGCCATAGGAACTCTACGACTACCTGCACCCAAAAACGCACCCTGTCCTCTACGATAAACTTTAGCTAGTGTTCCGTAAGTATATCTCTTAGATGCTTTGGCTTTTCTTTTTAGAGTAGCAACTGTACTAGCTGATAAAGGTTTTCTTCTAACTGCCATTATGCTTTAGTCCTAGCTTTGAGTAATGATAAGGGGATGCGTTTACCTGCTCTATAAAGTGCCGCCACCCTTTTGATTAATGATGCTCGTCTATCTCTTTTAGCACCTTTTAGCCCAGATAAATATTTCTTGGGTACTTTAGTTTTTTTGTCTTTAGGAACTCTAAGCTTCTTCAATTTCTTCACCCTCTATTGTTGGTGTTGAGAATTGCCCAATATTAACTGCCTTTGCTTCTATCTCACTATCAATAGTATTAATCTTCTCATCATCATCTACTACGGCTCTGGCGATTTGTTTATCAACTTCTTTTAAGAAACTATCAGATTGAACACCACTAGCTTTTGCCATTTGTAGGAACTGTAAGTCAGATGCATAATCTCTAAGGTTGAAACTATCTGGGTATATTATCTCACCATCAAAAGTTGTGCCTTGCCATTCAGCAAATAACTTCCAAATTTGTTCTTCTGCATTTTGTAAGTAATCAGCTTTCTCACTTAAACGAGCATTTAAGAGCTGAAATTCCGTCTGGAGGGCTATGCCAGATTGTATTCTAGCTTCGGTGGCTCTGACTGCACCCATGTGTGTAATTCTATTAATAGATTCTACTTTCATATTGATGTTATTCATTATGCCATCTAATGACTGTGAAGATGGTTGGATAAGATAGGGTTTTAAGTTGCTGTCTAAATCTTCTGGCATTTCAATAATAGAACCTGCACCTGCACTAGCTTCTACATTAGGTGTCTTAACTAAACTTGGGTGGTTTGATAATCTGATTAATTGTTCAATCTCTGAGTAATCGTTATAGATAGCTTTTTGTAATTCAGCTACATCATTCAAGTCAGATATACCAATACCTCGTCTTTGAGATTTTTGGTTATATAATATTACAGCAGGAACTTTTCCTAATTGGTTTGGCATTTCATCAATCATCATTGGTTTAGAAGTTGAATAGCCTTTTGTAAATTCTGCAACCTTGTAAGTAGTAATATCTTCCATAGTCCAAACTCTAATAGTCGCCATGTCATCAAATAAATCTTCTAGTAAGGTAAGTGAAGTTAAAACATATTTACCATTGATGCCTCGTTCAAAGTTCCAATTCAAAACATTCTCTGGAGTATATAAACTCATGTAGGGTCGGATATCTAATTGTAATTCTTCTGCTCTTGATTGTGTTTGTACCGCAGGTTTATCTAGCACTGCCCAACAAGTACCATAGATGGATGCGTTCATTTGCATTTCTCTAATCACATTGTTAAATGACCTTCCGTCTAAGTCAGCATCATCAAGGAATGAGTTTAACTGCTCATTCCCTGTTAATGCACCATAGTTTCGAGTCGGAGGTACTCTGAACAAAAAAGAAGAATATATTTGCACCACATTTTTACAATGATTATCAATCGGAGTATTCTCTGCTCGTTTTAAATACTCCTCGTCAGTTTCTAGGATATATCGGTTAAGCTGATAGCCGTCTTGATAGTCCTGTCCACCCAAATAGGACATCAAATGAAAATGCCAATCTTTAAACTTTTCTTCGTAGTGTTTATGTTTTTGTGTTAAAAATTCTCTACTGTATAATGCCATTAACTCCACCTCTGGGGTTTGCTAGGTGTAAACTGTCTTTTGACAGGATATAAATACTCCACTAAATATCCTAATGCATCATTCATGTGGTCGTAATTATTGTCCTTATCTGGCACAGTCGTTCCTTCTTTGTAAATTTGTCTTTCAATGCTTTTTAACATAGTTTTGCATTTATTTGCAATAAATAATGTTCTGTCACCTACTCCGTTCTTTAGTTTGGTGTTCACCGCATTTATTCTATCTCTAATCAATGGATGATTATTTCTTACTCGTAAATGAAAACCTGCGTTCTTGAGTATTGCTAAATCTGTGACACCACCTGCTGAAGTTTTTCTTTGTTTTGATGCAGGGTCTGGATATATAAATATATGCTTATCCTTAAATCTGTTTTTGATTTCTTGAACCATTTCGTCAGTATTAGAACTGTAGATAACGATTTCATCATATACATAAATATTATTTCCTTTTAGTTCGGATATAACTGCGGACATTGGGTCAATGTTAAAGTCCATACCTATATGGATTTCGTTTGTTTTAGGATTATAAATATCTAATACATTCTGTTTTCTATCAAAGTTATAATAAATCTGTCCTGCATAATTAACAAATGATGCCATGTATTCTTGATTAAATGTTCTTTCATCTAGGTCTTGTTTAGCTTGTTGTACTTCTGAAGCTGATACTTGACCGCCATCTAATGTGGTAAATTGAAATGATTTCCATTGTTCATCTTCGTTTTCTTTAGAGAATAAGTTATAACTCCAATTTCCATAGCCTCTAGGAGTACCACAGAATAATGCTGAACCATTCTTATCTGATAAAGTTGGTCGCAACACCTCATACCATGCGTGTTCTTTAACATCAGCAAATTCATCCATAACAAGAAAGTCTAATCCAACACCTCTAAGACTATTTTCATTATCTGCACCTCTTAGAGATATTTCACTACCATTTCTTAATGTTAATCGTAAATCACTATGGTTTAGTTTCTTTAACCATTTATGTTTAGTCATCCTGTCCACTAAATCATTCCAAACTATGTCTTTAGCCATACGATAGGTGGGTGCTACATACCAAACTTTCTTTTTAGGATATCTGCTAAATTTAGCTAGTTCTTGAATACATAAAAATGTCTTACCAAATCTTCTACCTGTGATTAATACTCTAAATCTCTTATCACATTCTAGGATTTCTTTTTGAGGTTTAGATAAAGGCATTACACCTCATTACCCCAAACATCCCATCCTTCTTTTTTCTGTCTAGCAAACAATTCTATTCTTGGCAAATCACCACATAATTCTACAATTCTATCTCTAACACAGTCTGGTTTTTTTGAATGTTCTGTTCTCTCAGCAAAAACTAGACCTTTTACATTATTTGATTTTTTAATATTTTTTAATTTACCTTTTATGCCAATTAAACATATTTCAGTAGATTTTAAAAGGTATGGTGAGAAATTATAACAGTATGAGCCACTTTTATATTGTTTTACCCATGTGAAACCTATTGTTTTATATTTAAAACCCCAACTATCAATAACTTTTAAAGAGTCTGGTAAATGGCTATCTGTTGTCCAGATAAATAAAATACAATTTTTTTCTGATAAATTTTCTATAGGTAAATCACAAATTTCTTTACTACTCATTGTTGGATAATAGTTTGTAATATTTTTATCAAATGTTCTTCCATTGTCTTGATAGATTGAACTATTAAATGACCAAGGAGGGTCAGCATAAATTATATTATATTTTTTGTTAGGTAGTGATATCACTAATCAACTGACCAAGCCAATGGTTGGTTATCATCTGTCATTACACCACCATCTGATTGACCCAATTCATTTTTCCCTAGCCAGATAGCCATAGCCGCATTGCCATTTTCAGCTATCTTCCATTGTATCTGTCGTAAACGCAATTTTTTCACACCTCTACCTTTTGTCGTAAATTCCGAATAACTCTTTTCAATAAGGTCGGCACTACATCCATAAAAATCTGCGATTTCTTTATTGGTACATCCATATGATGCTAGTTTCTGAACTTCCTCCCCATTAATATCGTATTTCTTCGGTCTTGCCATTTTGTTTCCTCTTTCATTGGTAGAGTGTACCTACTTTAATTTTGTACCACAATTAGGACAGCTTTTCTCTGTCTTTATCTTGGCTACATCATCTTCTTTATCAAATGTAAAGAAATCTTCAAGTTCTTTAGTATCAAATCCTGTCACCTCTAAATCATAGTTAATATCTAGTAAGTCAGTAAATTCTTTGTTCAATAAGGAAAAATCCCATTCACTATCTTCATTGGTTTTATTATCAGCTATTCTGTATGCCTTTGCTTTTTCTGGTGATAAATCAGCAATCAATACAGGAATAGAATTTAAATTTAAAATCTTTGCCGCTTCATATCTCGAATGTCCTGCAATAATAACTCCTGCCCTATCAACTACTATGGGTTGTTGGAAACCAAATTCTTTTATGCTGTTTGCAACCTTTTGAATATTCTTTTTCTTTCTTGGGTTTCTGTTGTATGGCTTAATATCAGATATTGCTTTTTGAAGTATATTCATTAGTGAATAGTTGGGTTTGTTGTGACTTGTAATCCTAACATCTTCATGGCTAAAGTAAGACTTTGTTCTGCTTCTTCTTTGGATATGTAATTACCAAAATTAACATAAGCAGTAAAAGTTCCGTCATCATTTTCTACAATAATATAACTTTGCGGTTGTGACATAACTGTTTTCTCATATTGATAATCCAAATGTAGTTGTTAGTGAGTATATTGCAACTATGAAAGTTTATAATATTACTAACAAATCTATCAGTTTTTTTCTTAACCTGTTTAAGTTTAATAAATATCCCAAAGGCATTGACGAATTTGTAGAAGTAGAATTTAAAGAAAAGGATAGAGTGTGGGCTAAATTGCATTTTTCTAATCGCCTTTAGCAATAGCTTCATCTAATTCTCTAATATATCCAACTGACCAAGACAAAGGTTTCATGCCTTTTTTACGCATATCTAAATCAGATTTAAACTTCCATTCTCGCATTTCCTCCTCTGTTTTTTCTTTAACAGTAGAACCTTCATTTAAAAACCCCTCTGCATTGAGCCAAGTGCTAGGATGTTGTGCAAATTCTTTATCCTTTAACGCATTGTAGTATTGATTATATAACGTGCTAAGTTCTTCTGGTTTCTCAATCCAATCCTTGCTGATTTTAAGGTAGTTCTTTCTTGCCTGTCCCTTACTGACTTTATAACAAATATCATCCCAGAATTTATCAAAGTGTATATATATATTATTTTTATAGGTATTAGGTTTTAGGTATTGGGTATTAGATGGCATATGCGTTGCATTTGCGTCAGATATGCTTGGTTTACCCCACCTAGCTTCTGCACCTTTTTTAGCCTTTTCGTGCCTTTCTTTACTAGCAATTATTTCTTTACTACATCTTTTGTTCTTAATTTGTTCGTTCTCTATGTAGATTTTGCCTTTTTTAATAAGTTCAGATTTAACCCTATCAATATCTTGGTTAAATCCTCTTGTGATTAACTCCCAGATAACAGCGTCATCAAATAACCTGTCATCATTGGTATAAATTAAATCTACTATTCTTCTAAATGCGAGTTCAGCGTTAGCACTGAGTGTCATGCATCCGTTTAACATATCGTCTGGAAAGTACGATACGAATATCATTTTTTTGTCCATTATTACTCCTGTTATAACATCTAATACATTTATATTCATTTTTGAACTGATTAAATTGAATAGACATGAATTTAGTATATTTCTGCGCACAGTCTATACACCTAATTAATTCTTTTTGGTTATTATGGATATATCCTCTGGATTTACCCATCACTTTACAAATTCAACAATAGGGATAAGTACCATTTCTGATGCATTGTCATCACCGCCATTTTTTACTTTTCCCAATCTGTAAAACTTCCTAGCCAAATATAATAATTTTTCTATTGGTATTATAATTATTCCTTCTGTGTAGGTATTAGCATCTAAAATAAATGCGTAGTATTCAGCTTGACTAACAGATATTCCAGATGGTTTTCCTCTGCATCTAAATTCAACTGCTAAGTTTTTTGAACCTTTCCAAATAGAATCTGTCTTAACTTCTACTTTGGCTTTACCCAATATATCTCTAAGTTCTTTTTCTCTTATCTGAGCCTTACTTAAATCAATATCGAATTTATTATCGTCATTAAACACCCCATATGTCCTTTCTAGCTTCATAGAGATGTTTAATTCGCCAAATAAAATCATCTAAGTTGGGTTGATATAAAAATGCAAAGTCTTTAGGTGTGTTGCATATTTGCAACACTTTATCCATGCTTTTTAATCCATTGTTAATTTCAATCTCAAACTCCTCAGTGAATTCTATAGGTTCAAGATGTGATTTACTTGGGGTGACAATAAATAAAAAACATTCAACTTCTAATCCATAAGTTTCAATTAAAGATTTTCTATAAAAATACTGCTGAAGTTTATCATAATGGTTGACGCTCATTCTGCCTTTAGTCTTTAAGTCATACATATAAAGTTTATTGACATCTTTAAAAACAAAGTCGCTAAAACCTCTAAATGGTATTCCTAAGACTTCAGTAAAAAGTTCTTCTTGATAG